GGCTCGAAAACTGAAAAGTCCCGGTCAGTTCAATGATCCCCACCCGCACGCCCGCGGCCACGGTGCGTTGAATGATCATCGCCATGTGTTGCGGGTCCATGCCGGCCTCGTTGATCGTTTTGATCGGGAGCTGAATCAGCTTGATTGCGGCCGGTTCCGGCTCAAACGGGTCGTTATACATTTCTTCGATCTTTATTTCCGACGGTTCGACATCGAGCGCGACCGCAAGAACGCTGATGACTGTGTTGATGTCAGCTGTGGAAAGGTTTCGCGCGATCTTCGACTTGAGCAGGATGCGATAGACTTCATCCCTCGCCACGCCTCTCGGTTGCAACACCACCCGGCCGATCCGGTCGAGCGTTGCACCTTCCGCTTCGTCGATTGCGCGCCAGGCTTCGATGCGCTGAAAGGTTTCTCCGAGCTCTTGCAGTTGTTCCGAAAAAATCCGCATCAGCTTCCCGATGCGGCTATCCGGGTCTTTCGCGTAGTTGTCTGTCAGGCGGTCGAGCATTTTTTGCAGACTAAACATTGTGCGACACCTCAATCAACGCATATGACGTTTGTGCGACCTGGTTAATGTTGATCGGGGCGTTCTGACGTGTCCAGGTCGTTCCGTCCGTCGAAACCTCAATATCCACATCCGTCACACCCTCAACCTGATAGGCAAGCGCAATCAGGCGGGAATAGACGACATCCTGACCCATGTTCAGCCCGACCCAGAGTGTTCCGTCTGCGTCCTCGCCCCCGATATACTGGATGAGTGTAGTCTTGAGCCGCGCGTCCCCGTCGGAAGGATAGCGGTTATCGCGGGAAATCGTCACCCGGATATGGATCGGCACTTCGACAGCGCGCGTAAATTTGACAACGTGATCCTGCCCAGAAATATCCCGTACCGTTTCGGATTCCTGCCCGTATGTCTCAATCCCGGCCGCTTTCGTGTCCAGGATGGCCTGCGCAATATCCTGAGACTCGCCGCCCAGCACGTAGCACTCTATCGATTTCGGCGGCCGTCCGTCATCATCGGTTTCCATCGTGTAGTTTTCGACCACCGTGGCGGCACGCACACCGTCCACAGCCAGCAATGCACTCCGGAGCGCTAACAACGTAGACGCTCCCCGCCCCTCAGCTGATATGTCGAAGCGGGCCCGGAACTCGGTGTCCGTTTCTTTATCCCGGCCGCCAATGGTCCGATCCGGATTGGTCACGCTCGACACATCCGGATCTGGCGTGACAATCTCCGTGATCGCGCTTTCCGGGACGTTCCCGCTTGGACCGGTCTCGACCGCTCTGATCGGCGCAGTCCCTTTTCCATCCTGGTCGAGCGTCACCGCTTCCGTCGTCTCAAAAAAGACCTCATTCGCCGTAGAAACCAAAAAACCGGCAGGCACCGTGTATTCCGGCGTGCCGGTGATTTCGATCGTTCCGGTAGCGTGCTGTGCTTGTCTTCTGCGGATTCCCGCATACGGCCCGAGTCGGTCAAGGCTAACGCCTTCCGCCGTGTCAGGATACGCAGAAAAATACACTTTTTCCGCCAGCATCCAACCGGCGGCATGAAACCACGCGACCAGTCGGATGAGCAAGCCGAGAAACGAGCGCTCGGAAAGGTTGATATTTTCCCCGAACAACTCTCTGGCACGCATCTCCATCTCACCCACGATGTCGGCGTATTGCTTGCGTCGGAAGCCCTTCGGCGTCAAACCGAAATCAGCCAAGCGGGATCACCTCCTCAATCGTATTTCCGCCACGCATCTTCACCTGAACATATACGGTCATGTGCCGCTTCGCTCGATCAAACTGAAATTCGACTTCCTCGACACTTTCCACGCGCGGGTCCTGGTGAATCGCTTCGATGATCGAAAGGCGTGCCCTGTCCTCGTCAAACGGCTTTGCAAAGATGTGCGTGTAGTCCAGTCCGTGCAACAAATTCAAAAACCATTCGCCTTGATTCGTCGTCAGCACGCGTTCGATGCATTGCGCTTCTTCCTCTTCTCCATCTATGACGACGAGTTCTCCGTTTTCGATGACAATATCGCCGCCCTCAATTTTCAGCGACTTCATACGCTCACCTTCCCCACGACGACCGCGTCCTCGATTCGGTGCCGTTCGGAACTGGACCCATCCAACGCCGTGTCCACAAACACAATCAACACCGTGTCCCCAGACTCAAGGCTCACACCATGCAAAACCGGTACACCCTGAATCATCGGCAACCCTCGCGGCGTCACGTCTGCGCGTCTCCGGATTTCATCATATCGGTTCACGCGAGCAATTGCGGCCACGCGGATGTTTTCGGAGACGTTACGCTCAAACGATCGAAAAAAATCAACCGTGCTCATACTGCCACCACCTCCATCTGCGTGGTCCAGTTCTGGTCGTCGCCAGAGTGGCGGCCTTTCACAACGCGGAAATTCCCGCGTGCAGTGCGACTTTCAATCCGGATCAGACTGTCAGCCGTGATGCGGTGATTTAAAAGGCATTCGACATCGAAATCAGCGTCGTCACTGTCGATATAGCCCGGCGTGCCGATGAGTCCGGTGTCAGAGTTGAGCAGGAATCCGGTTTGCGTCCCTGCCGCAGGTGGACGGATCAGAATCACGCCGTTTGTGATCGTCATTTTGCTTTTGCAGTCTTGGACGATCCCCTGAAGCACTTGACGCAGTTTTCCATGTACCGTGCGGCCGTTTCGATACGTCACGTCTTCAGCCAGCCGGATTTCTCCGATTTCAAGTCCAAACCCGCCGATCACATCCCGAATGATCTGCGATGCACGAATGCCCGACCGGTATGTTTTCGATACCGTTGCATTGAGCCACGCATCCGCACCGTCTCCGGCCACGATTCGCGTGATTTTGTCCGTTCCCTCCCACTCCGTGACCACTTTCGTGATGTCCCCGGCGAATATTGTCCCGACGTCGCCTTCGTAGCCTGCGTTCAGGATGATGTTTTGTCCACGTTTCAGGCGGGAAACAGTATCTTGCGAAAGGTTGTATATCTTGATTTCAGCCGTATTTGGCTCCGGATTGTTGTCAAAATCGACTTGAAAATGAATCTCAAGCGGTGGTTCAATCGACATTCCCGCCACCAGCACCTGCACTTTCCGCAACCAGTTCACCGTATTCACCGCCTTCCAGGTACAAAAATACCGTTTCGCCTAGTTCATTCCAGCCGACGCTGTTTGCGTTCCCGCTCAGGTCAAGCGGGATTATCTGGATGCCCGGGATTTCATCCGCGAAAAGCGGCGAGCCGTAAACGATTTTTTCCCCGACCGCGATGGATTCCTCTCCGCGATACAAATCAACCGTAAAAAAGTTATGCTCGCTGTTGTAACGCATCTCGAATGTCCATGTGACTCCATTCAGGCTCATATCGAAGCGGTACGGGATCGCCTCTTTGTCAACGGGTACAATCCACATCATTGCGACCCCCTCGGTCGGAATTCGAAAAATACTTCCTTCGGCTCCACCGGCTCGGGCTGCTGCTTGCCCTTGTTTTGCACCGGTCTGGTCTGAGTCCGCACCGCTGTGATCTGAACCTCACGAATGCGAGAGATGCGCACGCGCCGAAGTGTCATGTCGAACTCGAAGCCGTCCCGTGTTCTCGCATTGTGCCGGGTTGTCAGCGTTTCGATCACAACGTCAGCGAAAACGTTACGGCCGACAAAGGTGAGGATTTCTTTGTTGTTGCGGAAATTTCTCAATATTGTCAGGCGTTGAAACGCATCTTCACCTGCGACCACGCCGCTGATCGGAAGCGTCTCAGGTTCAAGGGAAATATGATCCGCAACATCCTGCCCTTCTTCAACAGCAAAAAAAGTGACGCGGCTGGACATCTCAACAGATTCGCTCATCACAGCGTCGAATTCAACTGTTCCACTTTCTCCGGTCAGCCTGGAAAGCATACCCTCACCCCATTCTCACTGCCAAAAGCTCGAAAAACTCATCCATCAGGTCGGGGAAATACCGTTCCAGCGCAGCCCGAACATCTTCGCCGTCGGCATTCCCTTCGATACGAATTTCCACGTTCGGGCTGAAAGTCACCTGCCCAATCCCGCCCCTCCCGCCTCCTTGCGGTACGTCCGGAACGGGGATTTCCGGTATATCTTCTGTTAGGCCGATTTGCAACCCCGCCGTAATGTCGTTGCCATATTCCATCATCAGCTTAGACGGGGAGGAGATGCCGAAGAAGGATTTGAACTTGTCAGCAATGTCATTGGCAAAGTTTTTCACCGTATCAACTGCATTGTTCCACTTTTCCTTGATTCCACCAACAAAGCCATCAATGAGACTTTTGCCCCACTCTATTGCCCTTTTTGGCAAATTGGTGAAAAACTCAACGATAGAGTCCCAATGCGTGATAATGAGCGCCGGAATCCCGATAAACGGCATGAACGCCGCGATGGCTGCTTGAATCCACCCCGGCATACCGCCGAACAGATTCCGTATCCATTCAATACCTTTCATAACCCCATCGACAAACGTATTCCATGCGTTCCTCAGCCATTCGGTTACCGCGTCCCAATTTTTCCACAGCAGAACGATAGCTGCTATAAGCGCTACGATCCCGAGGACGATCCAAGTCACCGGGTTAGCTAGCAGTGCCGTTGTCCACGCCCACGTGGTGGCAATAGTCGGGATCAGGGCGGCTCGCGTGAGCTTGAAACCTTTACCGAGCAAGCCAAGCCCTTTGGAAAATCCCTTCGTGAGCGGTCCGAGGGCAATCAAAACCGGACCAAGATCCTTCACAGGTTCCAGGAAGCTTCCGGCGGACCAAACAAGCATGTCTAGTTTAAATTTCAACTTGTCCCATATACCTAAACTTTGGTTATTCGCATCAGCTAACTTTTGTGTCAGCCCCCCACTTTCCAGCAGTAAATCATTTTGCTCACGTAGCGCTTCTACCGATACGCCAAGTCCGCGCCAAAACTCCTGTACATCACCCTCGGCGTTCTGGATCGCCGACTGAAACGCCATGATGGCACGCGGACCTTTGATGCCCTCAGCCTCCAGCGTCGCAAGGGCAACCGCAATCTCATCAAACGTCAGACCCATCTCGCGGATTCGCGCTTGTTCTCGGCGCATGGTTCGGCCCAGGTCTCCCATGGCAACCGTCGTCCTGGTAGTGAGCCATGTCAATGTATCAATGTGTTCAGCACTTTCAGTCATAGGTATATCCAGGGCGGACAAAACAGCGTTCATGGATTTAATACCCTCAACCATTGTCTTGCCGGTGGCGTCTCCGAATGTATCAAAAACGGGAAGAACCTTTTCAAATTCCTCCCGCGTTGTTATGCCCATCTTAATTAATTCTTCCATGGAGGCCACCGCCATTTTGGGATCCCAAGTCTCATCCATCATGGTCATGAGCATGTTGCGAAGTTCTTTTTCACTCTCACCTGTCTGCACTTCCACTCGGCGAAGTCCGGCATTGAGTTCGTCCGCACGGCTTGTCAACTTCATCAGCGCCCCGCCGAGCGCAACACCTGCTCCTGTGAGTGCAGCAAACCCTTTTGAGATGCCGAGAAACGTATCTGCCTTTTTCCCAGCGCCTTCCACGCTGTCACCCAGCGCGTCCATGTTTTCCGACGCTTCCAGCGCATTGCTTTTGACCGCGTCAACCGCGCTGTCTACTTCTAGCAGCTTGCTCGCGCCGGTGTTGAACATGATGTCCACGGCCAAGCTCCGCAAAGTGTTCACGGTCTCACCCCTTTCAGGTACATAAAAAAGACGCCCTTTCGAGCGTCTCAACGATTCAGTATGATTCCAATCAACTTTTCAGCGGACTGCTTCGCCAGCCCTAATGACTCTCCTATGTTTTCATAGTTTTCATCGCTCGGATCATCCAAGGCGACCTCGATGTCGTCCGCCAGCATCGAGCTATGCAATTGCATATATGCCAAAGCGTCGGACAGTTCCGCGCCGTTGATTTCGTATTTCTGGCCCTGCGCATTCTGCATCAGGATTTTCCATTTGCGGATTTGTTCGTCGGTGTAACCGCCGAAATTAACGCCGTCCCAATACTTATCATTTATGTCGCGTATTTTTGCGGCAGTTTCCCGCAGATTTTCCTGGAGCTCGCCTTTTTCAGCCTGCCCTATGATCTCAAGATACGCGCCATTTACAATCGGCACGATCTCGTTTGCGTACTCTTTCACAACCTCGATTCCTTCGTTTCCTCCGCCCGAACAGGCGGCCAAAAGAAAAAACATCGATAAAACAAAAAGCCGTTTCAAAATAGTAGACCTCCCGCGCTTTTTTTAGGTTAATTTTACCACATTCGGCACGGGAGGTCATTTCTTTTTGATTTTCGGTCTCGGCATCTTTTCAATGTGAATGTCGAGCGCCGCATTCGCTTCCATCAGCTCGTCCCAGTCCATCTGGGACGCCTCGGAGTACGAAAGCACCCCGTTCACAATCGGACGCCAGAAAAGCCAATGTTCTTGCGCTATCCGTTTGTATTCTTCTTTACTCTTCGTCGTCAGTGACTCCGCGTTGAAATCGGACGGCCGCTTCGACTACGGCCTCCATCTCCGCGACGTCGGTGAAATCGTCAAGCGTCTTCTTCGGGCTGACGACAATATGCTTCAAAACTTCATCATACAGTTTTTCTTCTATCGGCTGTCCGTGCTTGTTTTTGCACCGATCCCGCATTCGGAGCCATTCGCGAGGAAGCACCTTCTGAAACGTGTACTCCGTGCCGTTGATTGTCACTTTCTCCTGCATTTTCGCGCTCATTTTCATCCTCCTCAGATTTCAAGCTCGGGGACAACAAACGTCCATTCGCGTGTGCCGATTTCGTCGCCAAACTCTTTGCTCGCGGGCTGTTGGATCCAAGCTTCGTTCCCGCCGGAAGTCTCTCCGGTGTTTTGATCCACGACGGAAATCGAAAATGTTTCTTTGCTGTTTGCCAACCTGCGCAAATAGGCGTTCGACGGACTGGTTTGCTCAATTGTTACGGTGATCGTGCCCATTTTGTTTGCATTGACTGCCCTTGCGACTTCACCCTTTGCGCCCACATATGCCGTATAGGATTCTTCCTCACGCTCAATCGAAACGAACGTCCCTTCAGCCAATCCGGTCAAAACAACCCCGTTTACAATCACATTCACATCTTGCGGATCATACGTTCGCACTGCCATGTTTCACCCCTCCTCAGTACCTCAACGTCACGCGAATAGTAGCACTATGGATTGCTCCGGCCAACGTAGCCTCAATGACAACGCCGTCGAGTTTTCGAGCAGCAATGTCCGAAGCGGGAATATCCTCCCGGCGCGGCGCTGTCACCGTCCACAATCCGTTTCCGTCATCATCCCGTGCGATGATACCCTGGTCGGTCGCCTGTTTCATTACAGATTCGCAGGCGGCAACAACCATCGCAATGCCGCTATTGTCGTACGGAACTTTGCCGCTGTTGATGAACAGGTTCATTACCTGCTCAACAAGTCGCGCCTCAATGAAATGTTGCGATCTGATCACGTCGATGTATTCTCCGCTGGTGGTCAGCCCCTCCGATGTTTGCAATACGCCGAGTTTACGGACATAGCTATTTCCGCCGTCCTCATGCAGTTGCGCCAGCTCTCCGGCTTTGATATTTGCCGCGGAAACGCCGTTAATCGTTTTGAACTTCCACGTAATGCTTCCCGGCAGCTCCGGAGCGCACCGACCAACCCAACCCTCAGCCGGGTACTGTGTAGGATCGTCATGATACATGATGACAGTATTCTCGGACTCCAGATTCACGGCCAGGTTCAGGTTATCCGTGCTGGCAAAATAAAGTTTCTTTTGCGCATCAATCCAGCCGGAAAGAGCTGTAATCACAGCATCTTCTTGCTGGTCGCACAGCAGGAAATACCAGTCGTTATGCGTTTGCACCAGATCGTTCAGCGCAGCCGTGAGCGTAGTCGGATCATCGACATACTCGACACCTACCATTGCAATTCGCGACGGACGCGGGCTTTGTCCCAGCACGCGCGCCGCGATCTTGTATGCGGCAGTTGTCTCCGGGTAGTCGTCTGCCACATCCGCAATGTTCGTGTATTCCGCATACGGCACCGCCGCATGCGTCGCGAGAATCAGCGGCATGCCAAAGCCCGCCTGCGTAAGCGGCTGTGTTTCTCGCGTCACAATGACTTCCACATCAGTGATCAACCTTAATCACTCCTTCTTACAAATTCAGGATCAACGCTGTCGATTTCCTCGACAATGCGTTCCTGTTGGTGTACAAATCTGAGCGTTACATCGAAACCTCGGCGGCGCTCGTAATCATCCACAACCAACGTGTCGCGATTGTCGATGCCCCCGATGCTCGCCACCACGTACCCCGCTTCTTTCAGTGCCTGATAACCTGTAAAACTGAACCAGTCATGCGCCTTTTGCGACAACTCCATCGTAGTGGCGAAGTTGCTGCCATACGCGGTGACACTGAGCGTCATGGTCGCTTGTTGCGAAGCCACTTGCTTGATGTCGATCGGCTCCGGAACGTTTTCAAGCGAACGTGGGCCCGGCTGAAAAGGAATCGTCTCCGTCACGCCGATATAAGGATACGGCGGGCGCGGTGCGGCCTGATTGGTCAGGATGACAGGAAAACCAACGTCGGCGGAAAGCATGTCGATGATCTCACTGACTCGCATCGCCTTCCCTCCTGACGATGTAGATTTTCAGGCCGCGACCGTAGAACGAAAAATCACGCTCGCCGAAAACGGTATATCGTTCTCCGTCGATTTCCAACTTGTCGCCGTCCCGGAGTTTTCGGAACGTGAATATTCTCCGGTCGTTATCGGTGTAGGTGCCTGCTTCGCCGAACTGGAGCATGTCGTCATTCAGTGGCACGACGGCCGCCTTGAACGGAATGCGCTCTTCACCACCAGGCACCCATACGCCGCCTTCATATCGCCCTTCGGTCGTCTCAATCTGATGGATGGTGATCAGATACGGGCGTATAAAATTTGAAAAATCCATTATCGCTTCACCACCGCAAAATCAATCGCCGCCCGGAGCTCACCGGTCTTCACCAGACCCACTTCATCCACGTTTTCGCGAATCTTCTGGACGATGTATTCTCCTAGTTCTTCACGAGCGTCATAGGCGCTTATTTCGCCCTGGAGCACGCGATCCATCAGCTCAGCTGCCTTGCGTTGGAATGCCGGCTCGTTTTTGTCCCAGCCTGTACGCAGATAGCTGCGCTCCGGGATGCGGATGCGGTCGGTGTCTTTTCGGAGTGGCATTCCTTGAGCAAGAAACCATGCCCGCATCTTGTCAGTAACCGGGATGTCGATACCGTATTCGTGCACACGAGCGACCATAAAGATTTTTGAACCGCCTGGCGCGAAAATACCTACCCGCAGTTTGAGATTGTCAAAAGACTTCAGTTGCCGGACGAGTTCAGGGATTCGGTTCACATCGCGCACGCTCATCTATAGACCATCTCCCTGTATGGATCAATAAGCGCGAGGACAGCAGGAGGAGCAGGAATCATTCTGTCACCGTGTGTTTGCAGTGCATAGTTTTTCTGCCCCAGCCCGTCGATCCGCTCGCTGGCCACCCCAATATTTCCGCCCAAGTTGTAGCGGTACACGGTCCAAAGGATACAAGCATCTTCAACGTCATACGGCAGACGTGGTTTATCCGGATCTGGGTTTGGATCGCCGGGAAGATTATACTCCTCGGCAAAGTTGCGGCGGCAATAGGTTTCGATTGCGTCAGATACAGCCCTGATCATTCGTTCAAGCTTTTCATCCTCGCTAGTGTCCTCAGGCGGAATGTCAAGTTGCTTTTTCACTGTTTCCAGTGTTGTTAGCATTCTTCTTCCGCCCCTTTCTGGTGGATGTGGTTTCCTTTGCGGGCGGCGCGGTCGCGGTTTCGACGTCCAGCGATTCGGCGATGCCAGCACGAACAAAAGCAATAGCCTGTTCTTTCGGCAATTCCGCTACCTGTCCGGCAGAATAACTGTACGACTTCGCAGCAATCCCGGTCAAAAACCGTACCCTCACACTATCACCTCCCAAAAAAGGGGGAGAGGGTCGGAGCCCTCTCACGCGCTTGCGTTTTGCAATACCTTGACTGCTTCCGGCAGGATCAGTTTGCCATCCGTCCGCATGAACATGCGGAATCCGACTTGACCTTGCGCAGCATACAGCTCAACCAGACGTTGAATGCCGATCGACTGCCGGTCTGCGATCCAGTAGTACGAGAAATCACCGAACGCGATCGGTTTCTCGTCCGCGCCAAGCTCCGGCATGAAGCGGGACTCGACAATCGGACGACCGAGCAAACGGTCGGGCTGACCAGCTTGCAGACCCGGTTGCCAGATATACTGATCATTCGCGTCCTTGAGCTTGCGAATTGCCAGAATAGTCGAATCATTCAGTACCCACGTCGCCCGTGCGCGGTACGGACGGCGCAAGGAATGATACAAGTCAAGCAGTTCATCCGTCGTCACACCGTCCTGAGCCGTAGCCGTCACGCCGACTTCTGCGTCAAGCAAGAACCCACGCGGCTGTCCGGTACCGGTACCCGCGATAAATGCTTTTTCCTCCGCATCGCCGAAAGTGCGGCGGAAAGAGTCGACCAGAAACGCTTCGATGTCGAACATGCTGTCGTTCAGAAGTTCTTCCGTAACGCGAGTGATCCGCGCCAGTTTGTGCGCCCCCAGCGTCGCGCGGCCGAACTCGGCATCAGATTCCGGATAGTCAGCCGACTCCCCAATCCACTGCGCTTCGCCACGGTCGATGACAAGCGGGATCAACCGGTCACCGGACCCCGTCTGGATCGTGCTGGCCAGACCACGCATGACGTTTTGTTCCGCCAGTGCTTCGACCAGTTGCGTGTGGTATTCATCAGGCACAAGGTAGCCGCCCTCGGGATCGCTCCCGATATTCAGCGCGCGAACTTGATCCGGGAACAAGCCGCTGTGAGATTTTCGGATGTACGCTTCGAAGGCGTCCCGGTATTCCTTCGTCGCACGCGGATTCGTGCGTTCTTCTCCGGCACCTTGCTGAGGCTGGTCCTGTCCACCAGCTTGCGCCCCGCCGCCGAACACACCATCGAGGCCGGCGGCACGTTCCTCGTTGCGGATTTGTACTTCCAGCTTTTCGATGTCAGCGTCCATGCGCTGGATTTGTTCCAGCTCGTCTTGAGCAAGAGAACGGTTTTCCTTTTCTTCTTTTTCCAGAATGTCACGAATGTCCTGAATCAGTTTTGCACGCTTTGCGCGCAGTTCTTGAATTTTTGCCATTCTCATTTCACATCAACTCCCTTGTATTTTTTAGAAATCGTTTCAATGATCCGCCGCGCTTCTTCGCGGTTTTTGGTCAACCCCTGCAACATCGCAACAATAGATCGGATATAGTCGTGATCCTCGTCCGTCAGCAGGTTCTGCTGCGCCCGAACCAACGCCCCGGACAGTCGATCGTAGTCAATTCCGTTTGCCGTCAGCACCGACCGCGCACTGACTGATGTCGCCGGATATGCAGGGAAAGGCGTCGGGCTGATCTCGATCAGGTTCACATCGACAAGCGTGCGGATCGGCTCTTTTTCATTCGAGCGGTCCCACTCGTCCTTGTTCACGCTGAACCCAAAAGAAACACCGTCCACGTCTTTGCGACGGACGGCGATTTCAGCGTCACGACCCCAGCTGTTATCCGGAAGCTCAAGCTCGAAACGAAGACCCTTGTCGTCCTCCTCCAGCTTCAGCGTCCCTCCTTTGGTGCTCCCGAGTGGGAAGTCCGAGTTATGATTCCACAGAGCTTTGATGTTGTTCTTTTCAAGCGACTTTGCAAAAGCGCCTTTTCGGATTTTCTCACGGAAGCCGTACAGCGGAACCGACAGCTTTTCAAAAACCGCCGCGTAGCCTCTCAGGATAGTGGGTTTCCCTTCTTCACTTCGGACTTCCATGTCCTCAATCGGAAATTGCCTGCGTTCGATTTTCAAAGTATCACCTCCTCAATCAGCAACAATTTGACATTCGCAGCCCTGATGCAGCGGCGGATGAAACGCAGGCTTCCTGATCCGCATCGTTCCATCCTCGCTGTCCAGAACATCATCCCTGCCGACAAAACTCTGATCAATCCCAACTACTTGACCATCAAGTTCGGTGCAGTACGGGCAACTGTCCCCGCCGACATTGATCCAGCGCAGATACATCACGCCCGCGGCCGCAAAAGCCATTCGGGCGATCGCGCCGCTGATCTGCACCGTCTCGTTCATGGCAACCTTGCCCGGCCGTCGCTCTTCCCATTCCTCCATCCGTGCGTCGATCACATCCTCCGGATCAAGCCCTTCGTCGAACGCCTGACGCACCAGCGCACGAAGCTGCCCCTTCGACGATTCAGCATAGCGGGTTGCGAACGTCTCCAAATACTCGTCCATGAACTTCCGGGCTTCCTCGGGCATTTTCTTGCGTTTGCCAACTTCCGAGGATGCTTCCTCGTAGATGATCTCCGCCAGCGCCAGGAACATCGGCTTCATTCGCTTTTTCAAGTCCTCGTTGTCGCGGTAGTATTCTTCGAGCCAAAGCTCGAACGTTGCCGCGTCACGCTCGCCGAGATGCTGTCGGATCGCTTCCCGAATGTCCTGCGTCTCCTTTTTGAGATGCCGCTTCATCGCATTAGAAAAGACTCGCTCATAGCGTTTGGCGAGTCTTGCGCGGTTTCGCGCCGAGCGAAGCTGGCGCTGTTCTTTTGTCATGGTCTCTATTTGTTTGAGATGATGGTCAATGCGGTCGTCGATGCCTTCATCCTGTTCGTTGTCTTCTTCCGGTTCCTCGAACGGGTCTGGTTCTCCGCTTTCCAGCATTTCTTCGGCGTTGATCATGTTGAGCGGCGCCCAGTACACGTCACCGGCTGGACCGATCGGGTCCAAGTTCTCCATGCGGCGCACATCATTCGCCGAAAGCCAGCCCCATTGCCGGGCAATTGCGTACGCCTGATAGCGGCTTTCTAGGTCGCCGCGTAAGAGCGCGTCAATCATAAACTCGGCATAGTAGCGGTCCCGCTCGAACTCAGGGATGATCTTCCAATGAATCGTCTGCTCCCAAAGGCTCAGCCAATACAAGAGCGTATCCGTGTAAAACTCCATCCCCTGATGCTCGATGTTGGAGAATGTTGCCCGTTCCAAGTCCCCGATCTTGTGAAGCGGAACCTGGAAAATCGCCGCCATTTCCTGCCGCTGGAAGGCCCGCGTCTGCAAAAACTGCGCGTCTTCAGGCGGAATGCCAATCTGCTGATACTCCATACCCTCTTCCAGAATGGCGATGCGATGAGCCTTTTCCAAACCCTCATGAATTTCATTCCACTGATTGCGCAGTCGCTCGATTTGCTCTTTGTCCTTCAGTTTTCCAGGATGCTTGAGCACACCGCCAGGCTTTCCGCCGGACCCAAAAAAACGCGCCCCGTATTCCTGCACCGACAGGCCCATGCCGATGCTTTCCCGGAAAAGCTGGACAACAGACTTTCCGACCAACCCATCGCCGCCAGGACCGACCAGATGAAACACTTGCTCCGGTCGGAGCGGGACTTCGCCCTTGTCCGGGACAGTAACCCAGTATCTAATGCTCCTGGTCGTTTTGTCACGATCAACCCTGACGCGATTCGGCGGAAGTGGCCACAACGCCACCGGGTAGCCGTTCGGTCCGTATTCTATTTCTGCATACGCATTCCCCCATGTTAAAAGATATGTGGTCATCACATCCCGGAACGAAAGCCCGGTCATCTCCGGATTTGGGCGGCTGTTCAAAAGCCGGTATAGCGGATGATCCGTTGCCCGTCGTCGCCCGTCGTCCATACGCTCATACAGATGCAGCGGGAGCGATGCAACAGGCTTCGCGATCGCGCGAACGCAGGCCCAAAACGCCGAATACGTCATAGCCGTTTTTTCGTTCACAATCGCGCCGGACGCAGTGCGGCGACCGCCGAACATATCGACCAGCCACCTTTCCGGGTTCGAAAGCGACGACCTCACCGCAAACCATATTCGTTTCAGAACATTCACAACTCAGACACCCCCTTTCAAAAGGTTCAGGTCACAATGTGATGAAGCCACGTTCGTCATAGACAGAATCCATGTCCATATCTTCAAACAGCATCGCTGTGGCCATCGCGTTGATCAGCGCAACCGTCAAGTCAATGCGTTCTTTTGACTTGTTCTTCATCGGTTTGATATTCTCGTTTCCGTCCACCTCAACAACCACATTCCCCCAGCACCAGCGGCCGACCGGGTGCTTTTCGTGTGTCATCTGCCCGGTTTTCATGAGATATTCGATCATCTTCATGGCTGGCGACATGTTCTTCATATTCTGCGGAATCTCGATGATCTCCATCCCCGCGCGCATGAGCCGCTGGGAGAGCATCCGGCTGTTCCAGACGTCTGTCCCGGCGGTTGGGATCTCGTATGTCGAATTGGCCGCGAGCAGCTGGGCTTCAACAAAGTCGTAGTCGATGACTTCGCCTGGCGTAGCGTGAAGATACTTCTGATTGACCCAGCGGTCATAAGGTACGCCGTCCCTGCGGACACGCTCCTTCATGCTGTCTTCCGGAATCCACGCTTCCATGATAAAACGCCACTCGTCAAAACCATCCTGCGGAGGGAAAAGATACACCACACCCGTCAAGTCGGTTGTGCTGGACAAGTCGATTCCAGGGTAGCACTTCTTGCCTACAAGTTCCGAGCGCCCCCAGTCTCCAGTTGTCTTGTCCCACAGAGTGAGCGGTTGCCAACCAACACGCTTTGTACTGATCCACTGATTAAGCCGGAGCCATCTAAAAAGACGCTCCGCTGACTCGCTGTTGCGGGCCAGAAGCGCCTCCTGTCGAAGAGATTCT